TCCATGACCAAACATTGAAACCGTTTTTATTGCCAATAATTTCTGCGTTCTCTTTTAATCTTGAGTCTGAAAAAGCCATTGCTCCCATTTGCATTAAGTTATTTGCCGCGCCTGTTCTAGCATTTGCAGCGCCCATTATTCCGCCCGCTCTCGCTGCGCCTTGGTCTGTCATTAAATTAGATACGTTAGAGCCTACGCCCATAGCTGTGTTGGCTTGGCTTTGAGCTGTCCCCAATCCCATATTAAGATTGTTATTAATCCCGCCTATCTGCCTATCTAGTAGGGGTTGAGCCGATAAAAACGTGTTGTTAGTTAATTGCTTAAGTGTGTCACCAGATGCTAAGCGCCCACTTGCTGCACCTTGTGCCATGGTTGATTGATTAGCGTTGTCTAGTGCGAGTTGAAATAAGGGATTGTTTTGTAGCCAATCGAACTGGGCTTGCGAATCCGTCGAAAAGCCCATTTGATCAAGTCCTAATTGACCTACTTGTGAAAACGGGTCAAGAAACCCTAGACCTTGCTCTCCAGCCCGACGCTGTTCATCGATAGCCATTTGTGCTGCTTGTATTTGAGCTTGCGAGCTTTCTCTTGCTGCATCTGCGCCCGCTTGACCTGTAAACTGATCAACTATATCAGTAATGCCTAATGCGTTAAAAAATCCCATACCTTAAACCTCTTTAATTTGTGTTTAGGTTATTGGTATTCTCTATGAGAGTCATAAACCTTATAGTCTGTGTCTATTATACCCTTTCAGGCATTTGTTTTAAACTTTAATCGTCTGTTCTACCTGTGGCAGTAAAATAGATAGAGTCAATGGCGGACGACTCGACCCGTAATTGTCCGCCTTGCGGTATTGTTTGCCCGACAATACCGATACCTAAATCATTCTCGCCCCATACGACTATTTTGAAAGGCACTTGTGGTTGAACTACGCCGCCATTGGAGACTATGTACGCTTTATAGCTTGCGTTAACTGCTGAATTATTAGCTGCTGTAAATGATACAATCGCGACGCTTGTTGTCGCTGGTGCTGTGTAAACCGTTTGTATTGTATCCGCCACGTTCACTGCAAAATTATCCGCAACTTGTAATATACTCATTTAAACCACCGTGACTTTGTAAAACCAACCGCTGACAATTATTGTTGACGCCGCTATAGAACTAAATCTAAATCTAGCACCGCCATTCTTTGTTATTTCATTACCTATATAAACTTCAAAATTAGCGGTTAAAGGCTCTGATGTAGAAGCTGTTTTATAATAAGCGTGATCTACATTTAACTCGTAAGGGGTTACTTGACCCTCGGCTAAGCTCATAAATATGTCAACCTCTTGTGCTGCTGCATTTGAAATTATTAGGTCAACCCTAAATTTGACTAAATCACCTACTTTTAAACTGCTAAAATCGAACTTACCTGTGGAAGGATTCCACAATACCGGATTTGAATCAGGATTATATGATGTAGTTTGCGCCCCTAGTGCGTCGTTAGTTAAATATGTACCAGTTGCTCCAGCACCGTGGACTATGGGCGTGGTCGCTGTTGCTGTGTCGTTAGCGTTGAACCAGTGCGTCTTTGTAAACCCAGTTATTAGAGCAGTATTTGCAATTATAGCGGCGGCATTAGCGACAATTGCGGCCTCGTTTGTTGCAATGTCAGCATAAATTTCTGTTTCATTATCGTTGATCTTTGTGAAGCTCGAAAACAAGCTATCACCCGCCTTTGCGTCCGCCGTTCCGATTGTTATTGGTTGTCTTGCCATTATGCCGCTACCTTGTCCGCTGTTATAAAAGTTAAATCTGCCGTGAAGCCTGTAGTATCAACCGTTAATTCCGGTAAGCCTTCGAGCTCTCTTTTTAATTGCAGTATGTGAGCGCTTATACTACCTGAAACAAAAGTATTTTTTGCGGCTGCGACTTGATCAACTGGACCGCCTGTCCTCAACCACAATTGAAGGAACATCCTATCAAAGTTTTTGTGATATGCCGCCAACTCAGGGTCGTTTTGCCACTTCTTCGGCATTTTCAAGCTCTGTGGCGGGTTAACAATAATACTCATTACCTTCTCCCCGTTAATCTCAAGTCCACCGTTGCGGCAAATATGTGGTACGGCACCGGGTCAGAAGTTGTCAGCCTTATGATGCAATCGTAAAAAACGTCAAGATTATCCATTCTGACCTGTACAGTATTAGCGCCTCTTCGTCCGATTCTTCCCCATCCCTTCGGCTTCCAGCTTCGCCCGCCGTCATAACTCGCCTCAAACTGTATTTGTGGATCGACACCCTGACCACTTAAAGCACCCTCGCCAACTTCCATTATCAATAAGAAGCTAGACATTTGAACTTCTGCGCCATTTTTTCCAATAGACTTCCCACTAATCGAGCTTGTGACCCTGCGACGATGTAGTATTTCGCCATTATTTTGCATATTATCCAAGTCCAAAATATACAAATTGCCGTTTGTTTCGTCAAAAACATAATTATCATTGTAAACATTTATCAACGTTGAGCCTTGATATTTCCCGCCTTTTGTACCGCTTGACACTTCAAACCATCCACTTTCCCCCAGTGATTCGTTTAAGCACCACGTCTTATTAGCTGTTGGGAATGTTACGAGGTAGAAATTCTGACCCTCCATTGTAAATGTATAGCCGAAAGCGTCAGACAGAGTTGAATAAGTACTCATTTGGTGTGATAAAGCGATACTTGATATTCTTTTTTTAATGCCGCCGCTCGCTTGATAGATAGCTTGATCATCACCTACCCAGTAAACGGCCTCGTCAGTGTTTGCTATTGAGTTAGGAGCAATACAACCCACCTCAAATATTTGTCCGTCTATGCGGCTAAAAGGAGGATTGCCTTGACCTGTGTTCCACCATGGTTCCGTGCTTCTCTCGCCAAACATATAAACCGTTTGCTGAAATGCGTAGGCTCTTACTAAATCGTCCGGTTGACTCTCTGCATTAGCTGCGTTTAATCCGTTCGCGGTAGTTGGGTCGCCGACATTCGCAACGATAAATAAGTTCGATTTAGTATAAACCATTTGATTATTGATAAAAGTTACAGCTAGTGAGTTGATGATATTTGTATCTGTGACCTCTGAAAGTGTTGTACCGTCCCAGACGTAAACTTTAACCCCGGGAACTACTATTACTAAATTAGCGCCGTCATCTGAAAATATACATCGGCTAGAACCTTCAATAGTGCCTATGCTTGTGTGTGCGCCGCTTTTACTGAAAGAGTACAATGTATTGCCTACAACTCTAAAGCCCAGACCAAGCGCCTGTCTGCCGCCTCTGTCAGCGCCATTAGTCACCGTGCCTTTTTTAGTCAGACCAGCAAAGGAGTGTAGAACGTATTGATCCTTTCCTTCCTTTGTTATTTGGTGATAAAAGTTCTTGGTTTGCTGAACAGATAAAGGTTTAGACCTGCTCAAATAGGTAGGTCCAGTGATATCAACGGGTACTGATTTATAAAATGGCATTATGGGCTAGATCCTTCGATTCGAGCATAAGGAGTCGCACCATATCGCCCTTCTTTGTCTGCTTCATTAGCGCCGTCAATCGCATCATTATATAAACCCTGATACATTAGAGCCTTTTCTTGGTCGTTTGCGTAAATAAACAAAAAGTATAAGCACCCGTTTAAATAAATATCAGGGTGATTAGTTAAAACTATATTTGTAGTGTTTGTTGTGCTTAACCCTGCGGGGGTTTGAAAGTAGTTAACCTCCACTGTGTAAGTTTGATCAGGAGTGATATCAAGTTCTATCTGCGCGCCGACTGTAAAGTAATTCGGTCGCCCCGTACTTGGTCGCCTAACTAAACCATTTGAGGGTTTGAATATTAACTTTCCGCTACCGTCTGCTAATACTAGTCGTGTCGATCGCATTGAGGCGAAACCGTCTGGCAATGCAAAGAACTTTGTCGAAACTTCTGCCGTTGCGGTTGTTTCCATTTCCCTCAGTTCAAGACTTTGGTGGATTTTAGTGTTCTTGAACATATCCTTTTCACAAAGATTAATAAAATCATTAACCATCAAATCAATGTCTGAGCGGTTAGACCACTTAATGACAGATAGTTTTAACTCATTGTAATTAGCAAACGCCATTATATCCTACCTTCCTTTGTTCTCAATTTTGATAAGTCTCTATTGTTTAGCTTAGCAATTAAAAAAGGTCTATTTCTTGCGGACAAAGGATTGCTATCATCAGCGCCTTTCTTTTTTAACTCTTCGCGCCACATTTCAACAACGATAAGCGGAATTGAAGCGACTTTATGAAAAGCATCCTTCCAACCTTGCCTGCCTTCCACCTTGTCCATCTGATTAGCTTGTAATTCTTTGCTAATGTCAGCGGTCTTGTGAATAGTGATTTTATTACCTTCTTTATGAAAGTGTTCGGTTATCCCTGTATGCTCGTTGTAGTCTGAATACATTAGTTTACTTCTTTGACTGCTTTGTGCTTTTTTAAATGCTCGAATTCTTTATTTGATAAAGTTGTTATCTTACCCACTTTGATCATATCACCGCTTGCATTGCAGAAATTACGCAATGATTCAACTTTGACACGCTTTGCTTCTTTTTTATCTTTCATTTTAAACCTCTAAAAGTAAGCGACTCCCAAAATTAAAAGGAGCCGCCGTTTAAAGTGCGGTTATTACGCCGCGTTTAGATCAGAAACGATACCACTTGATTTTTCATTACGACTTTCAAGCGTGTACTCAGACAAGATTTGAACTCTGTCGGAATCACCGGTTTTGGCTAAAGGAGTTTCTTCAAACTCAGCTAGCGAAGCGATTGCGAACATATCCATTTCAAGTACGAGCATTGATTCAGTGACCATGTGACGACTTGGCAGTACAGCTAACGAGCCAAAATCAGACACGTAGATATCAATAGCAGTTTCAACTCTTGAGCCTGTTACTGTTCTCTGAGCAGGTCCACTTGTTCCGCCGCCAACAAAAGCACTCATTGCTTGCTTGTTGAATGCATTAACAAAGATTGTGTCAGGGTTTCCGCCTTCATCATAACAAGAAGAAAGAACCGCTTTTAACTGAGATTCAGCTAATGCGCGATCTGTTCCTGATACACGAGCAGTAGTGCCTAAACTACCTGCAACACCACCAGTTCCGAGGTCTGCGTTAGTTGCAAGCCATGACTCGATACCAGCCAATTCGCGAGCTACTGACTCAGAACCAGCCGCTTTTACTTTATTAGCAAGTAAAGCTGATTCCATGTCGTTCTTGAGCAATTTAGACATTTTCATAATTTGATAGTCTAACTCGTCACCACGCCCCGCAGAATTAACCTGCCGCTGGGTTCTTGTTACGCGCGGCACTTTATCACTGATTTGCGTGTAGTTACCCAAACGTACTGAAGCAGTTGCCGCAGTAGTCGTCGCGTCATTACCTTCAATGACTGCGTTTGTTGCGCTTGCTGTGCCAATGTCGTCAGTCTGCCACTCATGGTTAGTAGCTGTCGCTGGGACACGTGAAATACCGCTCAAGAACGGGGTTTCGGTTGGCGATATGTCATAAATTACATCACTTAAATCTTCTCTGTTTCCGACAGCATCATAAGTGCTAGTTGTATTTGCTGGAGTAGTCATTTTTATTCACCTTTAAATTTACGTTGAGCCTTGCGTAACTCTACCGCCGTTTGTTTCGTCCCACTTTTCTTGTGGTTCTCTTTTGCTATTTCTAGCGCTCTTGTGGCTGTACTTGTTGTCGCTTGACCGGGTTTAGTTGTAATTGGTGCTTTGCGAACTCGTTTGGTTATAGCGGCATTGCTTTTAGTGTTTGAATGAAATTTAGCAGCGTCAATAAATACTTGACCCGTACCGCCTAGTAAAATGCCTTTTTGCTGAGCTTCGGAATAACCGTTCTCAGTCAAATAACCTTCCACTAGCTTCATCTCGTCACTGTAGGCTTGTGTTTCTTTACCGTCTTTAATCCAATGAGGATTACTAGTTAGTAATTTCTGCAACTCTTTTTGACCATTGGCCTGTTGTTGAGTGCTTAAATCGTCAGACTTTAGAGACTTAGCTTTTTTCAAAGCGTCTTTCCGTTTAGCCTGTAACTCTGTAACCTTCAAGTATTCGCTTGCATCATATTCGCGCAGTTCTTCAAGTGACATTCCGTCATGCTCGGTATTGTCGAATTCACCGATAAATACCTCAAGCTTAGAAATGTGATCATCTAGCTTTAGATTTTTGGAGCTTAGTAACTCGTTATCAGTTTCTAATTTCTTTCGTTCGTCTGCTAGTGCTTGTGTCTTGCGCGTATAGTCTGATTGTCTCAAACTTCCCTTTTCCCACTCGTTGATTTGAGTCAGAGATATTTCGCGACCGTTAAAGTCAGCATAAATTTCTGTTTCATTATCAGCTACTAGTTCAAGTTCGTTTGTTTCGTCAGTCTCTACAGTTTCAACTTCGGCGATTGCCTCAACGTCATCTGGGGTTTCTACTTCTATTGTAGGCTCTTCGGTTGTCTCATTAAGATCCGAAGAACCTCTCGCTTTTGAAATTCTATCTAAAAATCCTGGTTGTTCGCTTGCTAGGTTGTTCATTTAAAATGAGTCCTTTTAGTTAGTTATAATCCGACTACTTTCTTTACTCTTTCTAAAGCAGTCAATGTTTGTTTTGCCATCACTCCGTTATCCATAATATATTCTAGGTTTAATTGGAATTCTTTAATGGCGTTCAATTGAAGCCATACTTCATTGTGCTTTTGCTCGTCGCTTTGATTGGATGATTCAAATAGTCTAAAGCAATCAGCTTTCATCATTGTAATAGCTTCTTGATAAATCGAATTACTTACTACTTGCTCAGCTAGTGAAGCCCTGTTTAAATCATGCTTTGCTTGTTTAACCTCTTCTAAGCTCATATTAGCGCGCCTTCAATGTTTTTATTAGAATCTATTTCTAGCTTAGTAAGCTCAATAGCATTTTTCTGGTTGCTCTGCTTGTCTTTCTGAATTGTTTCAATGTTGAATTGGCGTGTATTCTCTTGCATCTTAGCCGCTTCAATTCCGCCCTTACCTTGAGCTTCTAATAGTTTAGCCTGTGCCCTAATTGTTTCAGCTTCAGCCAATGGGTTTTGCATCTGTTCCAATTGCATTTGCATCTGCTGTACTTGTTGCTTCATTAACTCGTTTTCAGCTTGCAATGTTTGCTCTGGCTGTTCTGGATTATTAAAAAATCTATCTACACGCTTAAAGCCTAGCCCATTAACGATTTCAGTTAGTGAATTGTAAACCTTAGATTCGTCTGTTAAAACGCTGCCAGACGCTTGCAATTGTTGTTGAATGCCCAGGATACCCTGAATAGCGCCTACCATTTTCTCTTGATTACCTGCGCCCAGCCCAACTTTTGATGTTACATTATGGCTATGTTTCCAAAGCGTAGGGTTAACTGTTAATTCTTTACCCATGACCATGATTTCACTAGCTGAATCTTGATAGTGAGCAACTAACCAGGCAACACCTTCGTACAATTTCCGCCAACCTGTTTCTGCCATCGTTCTAGCGACAAGCTCAATCTTCTCATCGCCTTTTTCTTGTACGCCGTTAAATCGTGTGGCTGTTTCTTGTGCTATTGCGTCAGAGTCTAAACCTT